GAGGAAATAACAACCTCTTTCCCTGCGGTCATGGTGTTGATTGTCTTGAGAATCATCGCGTTACGGGTCGCCTTTGTCTTTTTGGCAATCCATTTATTGATGTATGCCATGACATTCTGTGCCGCATCCTCGAACAGTTCTGCGGTGATCTTCAAGATGCCGCCTTTCTTCTTGATCTCATATTTGATCTTTTTGAAATTCGGTTCATCCATTTCGGGGAAATCCGCCTCCTCGTCCACGTTATCAAACGGCACGGAATCCGCATCAACCTCGATATTCCTTGAGCCGCTCTTTGTGGTAACATTCTCAACATTGACGTACTGCTCCAAATTATCCTCGGAACGCCTCAACTCGATGATGTCCGTTCTGATGTCCTCCGGAATGACAACGCCGATTCCCGATTCCCCCTCCTCATTCGGAGTTGCATCGGATGTAAGTGCGTCCTTGTATGTCGTCACATCTGCCTCTTCCGGCTCTCTCTTGAGAAATTCGCACTTGACAATATTGACAAATGCTTTCACGAGATTCTTTTTCTTTGCTTTCGGGTCTGCTGCTCCTCCTGTGATGTCCTTTACCTTGCCGGAATTGATTGCGTCCTCGATGCCATCCCCCTCGTCGTCATCCAAATCCATGAGCAGGTTGAATTTATCCTGCAACGCAACAAGCTCCTGCTTTGCTTTCTTTGCCTCCTCAATCTTTCCCTCATTCGCAAGGGAACGGACTGCATTCTTTTTGTCATTGATCTCTTTGAGTAATTTCTGCAATTCTTTGTTCATTTCATGTCTCCTCTCTAAATTCCGTACTCGTCTAAATCTCCGAGTAACGCCTCTAAATCATCTCTGTTTCTCTGTTCTTTTTCTTCCCTGCTCCGCGCATCCAGTGCCGCGATCACCGCCTCGACGATGTCCTGTGTCTGCCTGCTTTGCAGGTTTTTCGGAATATTACGGTATCTCTCATAGAAATCCGATGCACACGCCACCGCTGCCGCCTGCCCCTCGATCTCTATGTCGAAATATCCTGCAACTTCACTGCCATTCATCCAAGTCTCCGCATCGACGAGCGACTTGATCGTCTCCCGTGTGACACCGTCCTTCACATGCTCCATGTAGATGTCGAGAATGGACTCCTCGCATTTGTTCAACTGCTTGATGGTCTCCTCAAAATCATCTGCATTTCCCCATGAAATACATGACGGTTTATGAACCATACATTGAGCACCGGACGCAAAATGCAGTTCGTCGCAGGCGAACATGATGACCGACGCGATACTTGCCGCCAGTCCGTCCACATATCCGGTCTTATGCCCCTCGTGCCGCCTCAACTGATTGTAGATCGCCAGTCCTGCAAACACGTCACCGCCTCCGGAATTGAAATAAATGTCGATGTCCTCGTATTCATCAAGCTGATGCAGGAAATCAGCTATATCCTGCGGACATTTGTCCTCCTCGTACCACATGGATTCCCATGTCGCTGATACGATGTCACCGTAGAAATAGAGCGAGCATTTCTGTTTCTGTTCATCCTCTTTCAAATCCAAATACCCGACTTTGTCCACCTGTCCGGTTCTTTTATTCTTCTTTGTGAAGTCAAACCTCCTCACTTTCGGCATTCTCCTCACCTCCCTCCGATTCTTCTTTTTTTTCTGTTTCACTGGTCTCTCGCCGACCTTTTTCGGTGTATTGCACACCTGCCATCTCTATGGGAATGAGATTCCCGTTTCCATAAAGCCGATTCCCTCCCTCGGCATCTGACATGTCGAGTTTCCTCCTCGCCTCATTCGGCATGAGGATTGTATTCTTGACACCGTTTGACAGATATTCCATTTGTGTCTTTGAATCTGTCCGGAAAAGGACTTTTTCATTGAATTTGAAATACTTTTTTTCGTCCTGCTCCTCCGGTGTGAGGAGTTTGAAATTGATCTCCTCCTCGTACTGCTTTATGATGAAAAGCATCGTGTCAACGTAAAATGACAACTGCTGCATTTCCGAGTTGCTATATGATGATTTTTCATAGTCATTGATCTGATTCGGTTTTACTCCAAACGCCGCCGCGATCTGTAACGACGTATATTTTTTCAATTCAAAAAACTGTGAATCTGTCAGCTTTATGTCGAGGGGTGTCAGTTTCATCCCAAGCGGCACAGGCAGGATTCGTCCGGTATTCTTCGAGCCGTTCCCATATTCCTCGAAAGATTCGCGGAGAGCCGTTCTCGCCTTGTCATTGAGTTCCCCTGTGTATTCGAGCACTGCTTTCGCAGTCAAACCCGATTCATACATCTTGTTCATGAACTCCTGTGATGACGCTGCCCCGTTCACTGTTTCCTGCAAAATTTTCTGCACAGGCAATCCGGTTATTCCGTCAAGGCTGTGTGATGTCTTAAAATGCATCACCTCGTCCGTACTTAAAACATACCTTTTCCCGTTTGTCGGGTCTGTGTATATGTACCAAATCCTCCCCACTCCTCCAAAATATCCGGCATCATCAACGATGATCTGTGTGCAATTTGATTGCATCACCCATAAATCCAATACCTTGAGAGTTCCTCCATATTTCTTCCGGACAAATTTTCTCCGGATATAGACGTATGCGTTCCCATAATGATTCCGGTTCATCTCGACGGTGTTCCAAAACGTCGTCGGTGTCATGAACGGATTCGGTCTCGTTTTCAAAAGACGAGAGACCTCTGTTTCCCCCGGTTCGATGATTCCCTCCTCTGTGCTCTGATAGAATTTAACAGGCATTTTCGCCAGTGTTTCCGACAACATTTTGAGGCATGTGAAATATGTTACCTCTGACAGAGGTTTTTTTCGTTTCTTGATACCCAAAAAACCGAGAAACTGTTCGGAATTGATTCCGAATGTTCTGTATGATTCCGGCTCTGTTGCATCTGCTACACCATTCCTATTTCTCCACTTTTCCAGTAAATTGTTGTACGCTGTCGTGAATGGATTCATCGGTTCTCACCTCCGTCCTTTTCATATTTCTCTTTCATTGCAAGCCATTCGTCGATCAGATCATTTGCATCCGGCTTGTATTCACTTTTCATTGCGAGTTTCCATGCGTCAATAATTGCGTCAATCGGGTCGATTCTTTCCTCTGTGATGTCCTTGTCAATCTTTATTTCCCCGTAATTATTTGAGATGGTCTTTGCGTTTGCGATCGACCATGTGAGGAGTTCATCTGCCGGAACGACTTTCTTTTTCACTCCGACCTCAATTCCCTCGATCTCAACATTTCCGGCGAGAATTTCAAGTCTGAAATCCACGGTCGCGTCATTCAGTTCTTTCGCCGTCTGTGTGATAGACATGGAATCCCATCCCATCGCCTCAAGGTCTCCGAGAAACGCTGACGCGTTATGTGGGTCGTAACATATCATTTGAGGCTTGAGGTTGTATTCCTCAATCAATCCCTGCAAATATGTCAAAATATACTTGTAATCTGTCTTGATTCCTCCAAGTGTGTATGTAGGCGTTACAAGTCCTTTTTCAATCCACACATCATAAGGAACTTTATCCGTTTTGATGTGTTCGTCCACCCTGCTCGCAGGGATGAAAGAGTGTGTTTTGACAAAATATTTCTTGTTTCCGTCCTCGTCCACGAACGGAATGACAATGGCGATCGACGTGAGATCGCCTCCGGACGATAGGTCAACACCGACATAGCACTTTGCGCCTCTGAAATGTTCAAGCGTTTTGAGAACTGCGCACCGTTTCCACTTCTTAATGTCTTTAATGTACTGATGATTCGACCACTGAATCCATTTATTCAACTGCTTGACAAGGAAGTCTCTCAAGTCCTCCCCTCCCATGTCTTTCGCAGTTGATGCCACCGGAATCATGTTCTCAACCGCATCTGCATCAAAAGCGAGGAGAGGATTCGCTTTTATCCAATTATCCGGATTCCATATATCATCCCCCTCATCCATCTGCGCGATATATACAAACTGCGCATCGTTCTCCGATACGCCTTTGAGGAGGTTACAACAATACTCGTATAACTTGTAACATGGCGATTTCAGATCGAATCCGGCTGTCGTGATGACTGAAATCAATGCCGATTTCAGTTTTTTGATACCGCCCTCAAAAAGTTTATATATCTGATTCGTTTTGTGGGCGTGGTACTCGTCTACAATTCCGAGATACGGCCTCAATCCATCGGCCGACTTTGTATCTCCCGATAATGCTTTAATGACCGAATGCGTCAGCAGACAATCAATCGAATTGCTATGCTCGTGGACTTTGAACCACGCTCCCAATTCTTCATCGCTGTTTATGAATTTGATAATTTCTTTTAAGACAATGTTGGCCTGCTCCTGTTTTGTGGCCGCACAATATATTTGTCCGTATTTATATCTGTCAAAATTTCCATAATAGGCCGCAAGAATGCCATTGATGAACGATTTCCCGTTCTGCCGCCCCAACTGGACGTATGACGTTCTGAATCTGCGGTGATGAACACCGCTTTTCGGGTCTGCAATCTTCTTTCTCCATCCGTTCAAAGAGCCTAAAATAAAGCATTGAAACGGATAACATTCGACAGGTTGCTCCTCGTCTCCCTCTGCGATGACGAGTTCCTCCGCGAAATTTATAATTCTTTCTGATTGCTCAACGTCAAAATAATAGACATACGGTGCGGCTTTTGACTTTTCAAGGTCGTCAAGGTGTCTCTGACAGGCAAGTTTGACATATTCCCCTGCGATCTCGCGCCCCTCAACGACATCCACTGCGTACTGTGTGCAGCGGTCTATGATCTCAACCTTTTTCCCCATGTGTCAGTCTGCGTATTTCGCATACTTGTTCTCTGGTTTCTGCGGTTGCGCCTTTGGTACAACAAGCCGACATCTGCTAGAAACCGTCAAGCCGAAATCGCTCGCTCCCTGCCTGCACTGTTTCCAACATCTATCTTGAATTATTAGGAGACGCTCATGCTCCCCATTCACGACCTCCCGTTCTCCCGTCTTGACCCGTTCTTTCTTTCCAGTCTCCGGATTTTCCTGCTCCGAATACACTGGAATCATGACAGTGAGAGGAATCTCTTTGAGTTTTTTCGTAACCTCAAGATATTTGTCTTGTGCAATCAAGAATCTCGCAAGTGCGTCACAGTCCACATTTGCAATGAGTTTTATTTGGAGCAATTCTTTCGCCAGTTTCCGGAATTTCTTTTTAAGTTCCGGCGACAGGTATGCCGGAGGCTTTACCTTATCATTTGGTGCTGTGACCTCTGCATTTTTTCGAGCCTCAATTTCGGCTTTTGTGAGGTGTTTTTTTCCTTTCAAAACCACCAAATCGGTCGGTTGTCTTGTTCCTGCCATAGCAACAACAACCCCCTTTCCGTCGTGGTTTTAGCTGATGCTGTGTCGCATTCTGACACCCCTTTCGGAGACCCCTATATCTGAAATTCTCGTGGGGAGTTTTCTCCGAATCATGGAGGGGGTGCGACTAAACCGAGCCGACTGAAAACTTTTTCGATACCCCCTGCCCCTTTGAAGTGACACAAAATCACCTGTCGAATCCTCGCTTGTGTTGCTCTCATGGTTGCCTTGTCTCGTTTATACAGTGCTGTGACCGTCGTGTGAGTGTCATGGTTGAGTGGTATGAGATTGAACGGGTCGAGCCTCCGCGAATAGTCCTCCTCAAGTTCAACGATGTGATGTATCGGGTCGGAATCTGTCAGTGTCACGAGTTCGTCGAACACATACATCGCATAGATGTCAATGTAATCAAACGCACTGAATATCAACGGTCGCAGGTCTCTCCATTCCTTTGAGACATAGAACTCTGCTGCCCTTTGATCTCTCCTCGTGTTGTTATATATGACATGCCTCGACTGCTCCTGCTGCGCACACTTCTCGCAACACTTCATCGTCTGCGGTATCAATGCGCCACACCTGCATATTTTATAAAGCACTCTCTCACTCCTCTCGCCTGCTGTTTGGAATAAGGCAACAGGCTCTCGTCCTGTTGCCC